TAATTTAATGCTTGTGCTAGTTTAGCAGTCGAAGTATCTAAACGCTTAAAGTGTGTTCTGTTTAACATATCTTTAAATTGTCTATATGCAAACTTAGGTGTACTAACAGGAGCAGTAAAGTGAATAACATCTATGACGTCATTTGCATCAGGTTGTTTAATTAACTGTACTTTTAATTTGTCATCAGTGACATAATAATCTACACTAGGCGATAACAATTCTCCGTTTACACTTACCCATACGTATTGTGCATCAACAGCAGATTTACGCAGTTTAATTTCTCCAACTGTTAACCTGTTATATGTAATATAATCAACATCTTCAGGTACTAGCGTAGTTCTTGAAACAACATCATAATTAATGCGTTCTAGACCTAATAAGTTGTGATTGGTAAATTGTATTACTTCAACAACTGCTCCGTTAACAGGCGCAGTGTCTAAAGTAACTGTGGTTCCATTAATTCTATAGTCGCCATCTGTAATTACATAAATTTCAAGTAGGTCTCCTGGGGCACCAACTTCGTCTGCTAAAGTAATACTACTATTTGCAATTTCAAAACGCCATTGTAGTGGAGTATCAATTATAGTACCATTTAAGAATACTTTAAGATCTGCAACATCTAAACTACCTGCTGGCATTTGGAACACTTCTAATGGATATTCTCTTTGACTGTTTGCAGGAATTGTATACTGAATATTGTATCCTGCATTTAATATAGCATTGTCTACTTTAACAATTATATTATGTTCTGTCGGAATAGCATATAATGGTGCAGTTGCTAGTTCAAATACAGTGTCAGTGCCATTGCCAGCAAACGTGTCTTTAGTAATTTGACTATAATTAACTTGCTCAGCTGCTGCAAATACAGTATAATTAATTACTGCATCTTCAGCAACAACTTCATTAAATCTAATAACTGTCTTAGGACCAGTCTCTGACTTAAATGCTACAACTGTTTGCTGTACACCATTAATACTTGCATAAACAGTTGCTCCAGTTTCCCAATCAACTGTTGTTTCAAATTCAGTAGTTGAACCGTCACCGACAAGCTGACCAAAATCTAATATATTTTGGGTACCTTGTGCAACTGTTACAATAGTAAGTTCTGCCCCTAGTGTTGCAGAGTTTAATGTTACAGTATTAGCTGTCCAGTTAATAGTATAATCAGTTTGCGGTAATATAACGTTAGCAACTTTTACAATAACTGCATCACTACTGTTTGGAGTAACACCTAAATCATAAGTTAGTGTACTATCCATGATATAACTTTGACTATTAATAACACCTTGTCCTGCACTGTCTCTTGTGTAAACTTTAATATCAAGTGTGTCAAGAATTTGCCCAGGAACTAGTTCTTCGGGGCCGGCACTAGTTGTAGGAGTAACAAATCCGTCGCCGTCTACAATAATTTCTTCTGCTGCAATGCCACGTGCTGAGGTGTAAGCTAAGTCGCCGCCACTTAGTGCAGTATCATAACTAGTAGCGTCAGGAATAACACTACCGTCACTTGTAGTTTTTCTTACAACAAATACATCACCGTCTAACAACTCTATTTCTAAATCCTGTACGTAAACTATATCAGTTACACCGTCACCTGTAATACTATTTGTAATTGCATTTACGTTAGTAGCAGTGCCTGCAATAAAGTTAGGATCGTCAATTCTTATACCGTTCTTATAAAGATTGTAAACTACGCCATCTTCAAGTGGAGCACTTAATTGTACTGCAATTGTAGATCCATCTGCTGTGAATACTTCGTCTTCAAATGTGTTATCAAATTCGTCCCAATTATCTGTATACCAACCTGCTGTATCAAATCCTGATGGTCCATCAAAGTCAAAACTACGTACCTCGACACCGCCGTAATCTACGCCTGTCATTAGTTGTGCTAGATCTTTTCCGTACATTCCTGCAATAGGATTGTATGCAAATTTAATTCTATCTTCTGCATTCAACATATTTAAAGGAATATTGTATTCAACACGAATAACTGCATCTAGTTTCGGCGGAGTAGTAAATAGTACCTTGCCTTGTTCTCTAACATAAGATTTATCTGTATTTTCAATATTTTCAAATGTGTACTTACTACGCAACTGTAGAATATTATCTATATATACATTTACTTTTTTAAGGTTAAGATCCATCGGCCATTCTAGGAAGAATCTATTTTCAAATCCTGTTCCAGTAAATGTTTCGGTTTTTACAAGTGTATCAAGAGTAAATGTTCCAGTAGTCCTGTCGAATTTAATTTTAATACTCGGGCTTCTTACTAATCCGTTACCTAACACCGCAGTTGCTTTTGCAAGAGTTCCAGTGTCTAATTGAGATCCTGAAATAACAACTGTCGGGGCACTTGTATACCCATTTCCTGGATATGTAACTACAATTTTAGTAATCTTGCCGTAGCCTAAATATGCCTTAGCTTTTGCTCCAGTTCCGCCGCCGCCGACTAACGTAACGATAGGTTCATATGTAAAGCCGCTGCCGTTGTCGCCGATTTTTATTTCAGTTACTTGATAACCGAGATTATCTTTCCACGCTTTGCGAGGATATGTAGTAGTATCTAAGTTATCTTTAGTAATTAATCCATCTGTAATAACTGCTGTACTTGCATCGATTGTTTTAGTAATACTATTATATTCTGGAGATAAATCAAAGTCACTAATACTGCTATTTGTAGTATCCATTGCATCATACTGACTAACAAATTCTCTTATCTTTGTCGAATACGGTTTAAATTCTTCGACAAATTCTTGATAGCTTGATAAATTGTCATTGTTAAATGTAATGTCTTTCTGATTTAATGTTTCTCTATTATGTTTTGCTTTAACAAAGCTTGTTTTAAACATCCAGTCAACTGATTGCTGCTCTGACATTACATAACGCAATGCAGCCATGAACAATTGATTGTATTCTACTTCTAGCTCTCCTACAAAAATATTATCTCTAATCGTTTCAAGTATAATTCTTAGTTCGACACTTGGATTATTGTCGTAGAAATTACTATCAAAACTACGGTTATCAAAACCTGTAGTGTTCTTAGAATAGTCATATAAAATGTCTTTAAACTGTATTGTACCGTTCTGACGACCAATTGTGTCGTAGTTTACAGTATAATCTTCGGTGTCTTGTGCATCTACTTTTCTTAGTAATAACCAGCCACCAGTACCAACTGTTTCAATTTTTACAACATCACCGATATTATTATTTAAACTAGGCAATTCGTAAGATTGACGAATGGTATCATTTATATTTGTAAACTGATTATACTCTTGTGCATACCAATCTGCATAATCCCAGTATAAATCAACATTATAACTCTGTAGTTTTCTTCTATACCATTGTGTTCCGTTCCATGAGTACATTGCCCATTTGTCTTGGATACTTTCGTCTGCATTAACTAATACAGTAAATGGCCTGACAGTAATAGTAGTGTTTTGATTATAATCACTGCCTGCATTCGTAATAGTTACCGCAGTAATTTGACCTAAGTTATTAATAGTAATATTAAACTCTGCATCTTGTCCTTCGCCATTAATTTTAAAGCTGGGAGCAACTTTGTATCCTCTGCCTGAATTAGTAATAATTATTCTCGAAATTCTACCATTAGTAATTACAGGTGTTAGTACAGCAGGTGTAATTTTATTTGTGCTTACAAATGTAAGTTCGGCTAAGGTGTCAGTTGTTAAATCGTATTCTCTAGATATTGCAGTCGGAACAGCATCTAGTTGAGTTAATTTAGATATATCGTATTCATCGACTATAAGTGTCGACAACAGTTTTAAATTAATTCTTTCAATAGTCTGCTTTAACGCTTCAAATCTATTTGTAAACATGCTTTGTCTTGGACGGTTTTGTACCCCATAACGATTTTTTACACTAATTGCAGGATCTGGAACAATTCTATTATTGTCATCAAAACCAATTAAACTGTCAAACCATTTACGTTCAATATCTGGATCAGGCTTGCTTGTGTTTAATCCATCTGATATTAATTTATATTGACTGTGTACATTTTGTGTTTTCTTAGGACCTGTTGAATACTTAATATTTAATACTAAATCGTCACTACTAATAAAAGTATCGAAGTTATTAAGTACAAACTTATTACTAGATAGTAAACTCAAGAACGGATATCCTTCTGTTCTTGGATTTTCAATAAGTGCAGCAATACTACGAATACTTAATTTTCTGTTTTCCATTACAGGTACAGTAACTTTATTAGCTACCCAAAAATAATATTTGTTACTAAACGTTTTACTAACATCATTATATATTATTTTAGTAGAATATCTAGTATCTCCAAACAAACTAGTTCCACTAATTTTTGCAGATAATCCGTCTGGAGTGTCTGCAATACTATCCCAAATACTAGGAATAAAGTTACTTTCTACCCATTCAAATACATCAATTCTTGCATCAGGAGTTAGTACATTCCAATTATTCTTTTGGAATGTAGTCGATCCTTGATATGCATGTGCAAATTTAGCACTGCTAATGTTCCACCACACTTGGCCAACATGTTTTTCAGTCCAAGCTCTGTTAGCATCAACTGAACTTTCATCTGTATTTCCTGTATTATATACAGCAGGATCAAACGGTGTTTTAAATGTAATTTCTTGATCTGCTGGACCAGCAATTTTGCCTTGTACTGGATCAATGTAATCAATATAACTTACAATACTGTTTTCACGCTTATTATACAGGAATGCTCCGCGGATATTGTCTACGTCTACTGGAGTAATACCTTCACTAATTACGTTCCATGCAAATGTGTTCTTATTTTTTCTAAAGTCCAGCAATTGTCCTTTACTGCCAGCTACATCACTTGCATCTGTGCCGCCTGATGATCCAACAAGTTGATCTGGCATACCAATATAAACGTGGTTGTCGTTAGCATAAATGTTTTCACCAAAAGTAGTTTGTGTTAGTGGATAAACAAATTGCTCTGAATATACTAAACTGTTATTCACAGATTCGTATACATAAACAACACCTTTGTCAAGTTTAATATTTCTAAAGTTTGTAAACTCTCTATCAAACGTTGTTGCAGTGTCTTCTGTTGCGGAATATACCGTAACATCAAACGTTGTTGGAATTGTTTGGTCGCCATTTAAACTAGATACTACTAAGTTATCAGAGCCAAAGTCGAGTCCAAAACCAAAACCTTCACTTTCTTCGTTTTGCGGAGGTGTTAGTGTTTGTGTTAACGTAAATGTTCCGGCTGTTTGAGTATAGACATATACAACACCTTGATTTACTTTGCCAGTATCGTTTAACATTGAACTAACTGCAATTTGTGTGCCTGCAGGATTAAGTGCAACTTTGTCTGCCCAGGCTGTAACATTGTCAGGCGCAGTTATTATTTGATCTAGTTGGAACTGATCTCCAACTGCGCGGTAAATTACTAGTGTTGTATCTGATGTGCTATCTAATCTAGTCTGCTGTTTACTAGTTACAACTAATACTTGTGCATCGTCACTAATGTCAAAGCTCTTACTAAATTCAACTATATTTTCAATAGGATCAAATACGTCTTCATTGTAAAATGCATTTGCTGTTAAGTTCGGCAAATAACCTACGTAGTCGACGTCAGTACTAATGCTTGTCCAAGAGTTATTCGAAATGCTCGGTGCCGATGCTCCAACTGCTATATTAGTTACAGCTTTCCACAATACATTTCCTTGTGCAACAATGTTACCTGCTTTGTAAGAGTATGTATTATTAAACACTCCGCGGAAGTTTGCATCTTTGCCATGTGCCCAACTAATTTTATTCCAATAGATTGGATCAACAATAACATTCTGTTCTGCCGTTGTTGCTTTGCGACAAATATAATAATCGTCTTTGTATATTACAATATCGCCTATCTCAAATGCTGTTAGTTTGTATTCGCCTTTAAAACTATCAGTTGCTCGTGTACCGTGACGGAATATTTCAATTGCACCAGGGTGTACTCTTCTGCCTGTACTATCAGTTTCGCCTGCGCTAGCAATACTATCACTAGCAACTAGTAGTGTATAGTAATTTCCAGTTTGTACGATTGCAACTTTAGATCCAAACATTCTGTTTGCAGCCCTATACTCGGATACAAATACATTTTGAAATCTATAAGTACCATCGCGCAATCTTCTATAGATTGCAATTGCGCCTTCGTTCGCTAAAGTTGGACTTGTTCCTGTTTTTAAAGCAGGAATATTATAAATTTGAGTATAGTCTTTGTTTAAACTAAATGGAGGATTAGGTAAACGCTCGATCCCTGATTCTATAGTTTCATCAAAGAACCAATATTCTTCTTCTAGGATTAGTGGATTAGGAACAATATCAAAGTTACTCGTATGTTCAAATACTATTAGTTTACCAACTAGTGCATTACCTAACACAATACTGTTGTTAATATCTGTTATAGTGCCGATTACACGATCAACATCAGTTGCTCCGCGTAATATAGTATTAGCAGTTCTTCGGAGTTGGAATCTGCCAATATTTGATTGTTCTAACCATTCGCCTGTTAGTATTTTTAGATAAACTCTAACACTATTGAAGTTGCGCTTCATGAACACAACTTCAGCACTACTAGTTGTGATTGAAGTTAATGCTAATCCACCTTGGCCATCTCTAGGCGTTTGGACATCTTCAACAACATCGCCTACTTGTGGCTCGTATGCAAATCCTTGGAAGTCGAATTCAGTTAAATCAAAGTCGACGTATCCGTCCCACAAGTCAACAATTGTTTGTTGCTTATTTAAAATGTCGTATGTAAATCCTGCACTATTAATATCAATTACTCTGTTATCAAGATTGTATAAACGAAACTCTGAGACTTCTCCGATTGTTAGCGAATCACTGAATGTTTTGCCTACCCTAGCTACCCATTTATTACTTGGAAGATCTCTCTCAACACCGTCTTGTGCATCCGCGCCTGACGGATCTCCCCGATATGACAATTGTTCAATATAACTTACATTGTTTTTGTTAGTAACGTATGTACCAATTGCCCCAACTGTGTCTTGAATATTGTAATAATCATTAATAGCTCTTACTGATCCTTGTAGTTTAGCATCAGCATAAACTAAGCCTCTACCGTCGTCATAATACACACTGTTGTTTGAATACGAGGGCGTGGAAATCATCCAGAAGCCGCCGACGGCATCACTTGTAGCATAAGTAGATTCTTGTGTGTAAAAGCCTACAAAATCTAATTCGTTAATAAACAGTTCGCCTGTAACATCAAATACACCGTTGGTATTTTTAACATATACAACTGCACTATCTCTGCGAGATCCTACATATACTACTTCGGCACTGCCAGTATCAGTTGTTACAATACTACCTATAATCGGCAATGATACAAATGTATCAACATAAAACACATGATCAATTTTTTCAATGATTGTATGGTCTTGGCTTATAAATTCTGGAGTTATAGCCGAAATTGCTCCATCAAACGGAAGATAAGTATCAAGCGTAGGGTATGCATAACTGCGTCTATTCCAGAATAAGTTAATAGTATCGTTAGGTTTTGTACCAATGTACATGTCTTTAGGCGCACGAACTAGTAAATGCGGTGTTTCAGAAATATTATTCGTCAGTCCTGGGTCACTTGCAACTAAAAGAGTTAATGTTGTACTATCAGTGTCAGCTGCATTTGCAATGTTTATGTATGTGTCAAATGTACTAAATGGCTGATTAGCAATTTCTGGAAGGATTTCTCTATTTGCTTTCCATAAACTTTCTCTATAACGTACAATGTCATTTTTAGTGTATGTTGCATCAGGTTGGAAATCAAATGTATCTTGTCCTGTAGATGCATCTATTTTATATGCTAATTTAGTGTTAACATTACTAGCTTGTGGAATGCCCACAACAAGATATTCGCCATCTGGCGATACTGCAATACTTTTTCCAAAAGCAGAACTTGCACTAAGGAACAAGTCGTCATTTTCTACAATAATCTCTTGATCTAGTAATAAGTTAGATTGTTCCCTAGTTCTTCTATATACTGATACCTTTCCGTTTGCATCATTTGGAGATGATACAAATACGTTAGTATTATTTTTAGTTACTGTAACACTGTCACTAAATCCTTGATCAGTACTGTCGTATTCTGATGGATTTGTAATTGTTTGAGAATTTAAATACACAGAATTATTTTCTAATACTGCCCATTCGCTGGCATACTCATCAATCCATATTTTCTGTTTACTATATATATCTTGATTAGTTGCAGCATTAATTCCAGCAACGTCATCAACTCTTACAGTTCTTAACTTAGATATTGCAAATTTTTCTTCTTCAAAATCTACTATTTCGTTATTAAAAGGAACTCTTACCCGAACAGTGTTTAAATTAATACTATCAACTTCGTATATTCCATTAATTGTATACTGTGTTGCTCCTCGGATGCTAATATATTCTCCGACATCAACTATACCAGTTGCCCACTTGTCTAGCGTAATTTCTACTAAATTTAATCCATTATTTGCTATTTCATTTACAAGTGACTTTACACTAATAGCATTTACATTTGCTCGTATTAGTTGCATAACAGTCCAGCTATTATTGTCTGTATTTGTTATCCATAGTGTATCACCTAAACTAATTTGAGTAGTGTCTACTGCTGTGAGGTCTAATAAGTTGCCAACAATATAGTCGACATCATCTTCGTTTGTATAACCAGCAGTTCTGATATACTCGCTAGTTATTGTTTTAGTAGGAAACGGTGCATGTGTATATCCTGCAGGCTTGTCGTATACGTTGTTTGGCAAAATTCTATAAATTTTATCAAAGTTAGTTGTAGGTAAAGTACTTACAAGTTCAACTGCTTGAGGAGACTCTTGAATGTCGTCTTGCTTCAAGTTGTATTCAACTTGTTGCACATCGTCAACTGCGCCAAAGCGACCGACTTGAATTGCCCATTCTTCATAGAACTCTAAGTTGTCAGCTGTGTTGCCAAGTGCATCAAACAATTTAGTAAACACATTCATAGTGCCTTTGTCTGCAATAGCACCACGATAGAATTTAAACTGACTTACATCATCGTTAATAATATTAGCAAGATACTGACGCTTTTGATATCCTATCAAATGCTGTGCCATTTTTTGCTGCTCAATATCAAAACTGTCTGAGTCTAAATCATAAAAATCAGTAAACTGCGTAACTCTGTAATCAAAGTTAGTCATTAATTGAGATACAGGTTTCTCGTTTAGTTGATGCCAGTTAGATGAATTAAAATTTTGCGATCCTGATACATTGACTGTTGCAACATAATAATATTGCTTGTATTTTACAATATCACTGATACGATAATCTTTCCACTGAGCCCAGTCAGTGAATCCTGCATCGTCATATACAAATCCTGGGATATTTAACCCGCCATTCCAGTTGTCTGATCTATACCCGTTAACACGTATTCTTTCTTGTCTATATCCTGTACTAGGATTATAAATGGTATCGTTAAAGTCTGTTGTATTATCTATTAATACAACATGCTCTTTTTGTACTAGTGGCAACGATACGTGATATAATCCTTCTGTTGTGCCGATAGTTTCAATTCCAAAACTATTTTGATCTCTTAATAAACTATTAAACTCTGTATCTAAAAATAAACCGTCAGCTTTTAATATGCTGTATCCGTAAAAGTCATCTTTAATGTTGTCAACTATGTAGAACTCTCTTTGGAATTCTAATAAATTAGCTGCCGGACTTATTGCAATTAGAGAACTAGCTGCCCATCCTTGTGTTGTCCAGAATAAAAATTGTTTTGCTGATTGACTCCAATTTTCAACTTCGTTTGATCCTTCGATAACATTTTCAAAACTAAATCCAATATCCTTTTGTCTTACACTATATCCTAGAATAAAATCAACAACTTCTTGAGCAGTGTCAATGCGGGTTCCGTACTGAATTCTTTTAATAGATTCAGTATTAAAGTCTTTCTTAAATTGTGCTGTTCTTCCGCCGGTTAACGGCAAACTTGGCAATTTAACTATATTGTTTGTGTCAAATGTTATACTGCTAGTAAATGATTCAATAACTCTATAATAAGTATTATTATGTAATATAACTTCGCCGCTGATATATGATTTATTAGTATCCCACTCGATTACTTTTTCAGATATTCCGCCAACTGTTACTGTACTCGACGATGCACCTGGAATTGTTTCATAGTATTCAAAGTACGGCTTTTCTAAATTGTATCCTCTTACTATATATCCTAGTTCTGCACGTTCTATAACTATGCCACTATAAACTGCTAATTCAGCAGGACTACTTGTATTTAAAAATACTTGGTAGTTTTCTTGCGGAACAAATATGCCGTTTTGTGTTAATGATTGCGTAGGCGATCTGCTATCTAGTATTAGATTAAATTTTTCTTTGCTAGTGAACCCTGCGAGTTTAATACCAATTTGATTAGTAAGTGATGCTAAATCATTTTTGTATCCAGAGTAAACAGTTAGAATGTCGCTTGCAACAAGATTATAGATATAGTTTACTAACCCCGAAGTATTAGTTCTGGTAGTTGCAGCGAATGTATTTGGCAATTTTAAATCTTTAAGAACAATAGGTTTATTTGTATCAGTGTATACCCATTGATTTGCCAAGTTTTTAGAAATTCTCGATACATCAAAACATAATCCCATTGTCATTGCAGGCTTGTTTAGAAGCATTGCAGTTAGGACAGCAAACGGATACTCGGAACTTTTGCGCCATGCATTTTCAATCGGTGCGTGATCTCCAAATTTAAAATTTCGAGTTGCATTTCTAATTTCAAAGTTTTTAACATATGTACTGTTTAACGGTGATAATAGTTTGCCAGTGCCATCGACAGGAATAAAACTGGTTAATCCAGGGCGGGCATATTTTAAATTAATTCTAGTATTTTCAGGATCTGAGATGCGTCCTGCTTCTAAGTCTCTCCATAGTACTAAGTTGTCACCTGTGTAAGGTGCAGGACCGTAAACTGTATTCCACCACGACGGCTTGGTAGATAACCCAAGCATTTCCCAAGGATGACTATGAGGGCGATCTGTATCAAATGCTCTTACATATAATCCTCTCCAAAATCCTGGATTTACATTGCCGTTTGGCGAGTTAGAGTCTGAATAATTAAATGTCCAGTTGTTATTTCTGTTATAAAATGTATTATTAGTATAATTTTGATTGTTTAAATTTTCTTGTAGCCAAAACTGGAACTCGCCTAGTAGCGTGTTATCGATTTCAGTTTTAGTAAATTCGTTTGTTCTAAATTCGCCGCCAATAAATGTATTAACATCTAGTCTATCGGTTGAATATTCTGCTTTAATATTATTAAAGATTCTTTTTTCTAATTCTAATAGTAATTCATCTCTAAAGTCTTTGTAAGCTTTAACATAACTACCGTCGTGACCTCTAATAAAAGCAACGCCGATTGGGTATTCGTCAATTTCAATGTTATCGTTGCCGGCAAGAGTGGGGCCAGAAACTGGAATATAAAATAGTTTATTCATTCCATTAAAAGTATAAGACTGTGATGCTGCGCCGGTGCCTGCTGCACTCTTAGTAGTGTACACGGGATAGAACCAACCTCTAGTACCAGTTGCACTATCTTCACCATAAACTTTAAACGGTCCTGTCGATACTGGCTCTTCTGCAAGTACTGTATCATCTATTGTTAGTTCAGGATAGTACTTTGGAAATAACCCTAGCTTTGTAGGTGTTGGAGCAATAAAGCTGCCGTCGGTATTTTCATACTCGTGTATTTCAATTAGGTCATTTTCAACTTGTCCTGCATTAATTGAGACATATCCAGCTGTATCAAAATTGTAGTCTTTGATGTGTGTTAATTGTACTCCATTTAAATAAATTATTACGCTTGTTGGTCTTAGTGTTTTTAAGTTAAAACTATTAGTAATAGGGTAAGCAGTTACTCTGCTATCTAACACAGTATAACTAATCTTATTAGATGCGCCTGTTGGAAGCATATCAGAAAAGTAGAATGGCTGAGACTTTAACTTATCAGTATTAATAGTTTTTAAGACAAGATCAACATGTCCTTTAGTAGCGCCGTCATATCCTAATGATGCAGCAGTATCCAAGAATGTTTTCTTAAATCTTGCATATTCTCTTTTAGAATATTTTAATGCCTTTACAATATTATAACTTTTATTAGTTATATGGTATAATGCAAGGTTGATAGGTCCACTGTGTTTAACAAATCTAGTGCCATAACGATCTAAATCTCCTAAGTCGCGCAGGTTACTTGATCCAAGATATGTTCCAGAATAATTTGTAATGTTTTCTAACATACTGTCAACATGTTCTATTACTTCGCCAAGTGTAAACTGTTTAACATCGTCATTAAGAGGATTACGCTCTAAGTTATACGGAAATTCGTAATAGCCATTAGAGTTTTTTATAGTTGTAGATGCTGTTTTAATTTTAATAACATCGTCAACTTCTAAATCTTTTAAAAATGTGATAACTGCATTTGTGCCAGATTTATCAATTGTGTAATCGGTGGTAATTAATTTAAGCTTGTTATTTACAAATATTGCAACTTTTAAATCAGTAAGACTGCTCGAGTTATCGTAAACATCAATTTCAAAATTATTAACTTTAATAGCTGTTGCTACATATTCTTTTATAACAAATTGTTTACTAATAGTAGGAGTATTACTAAATCCATTAACATATGAAAATTTAGTTAAGGATGTATATTTTTTTAGATATCCGCTACTAATAGATTGTGTAAATAAGTCGGTTTCTGTTTGGTAAGTGAATGTATCATTTAATAAATTAAAATCAAATACAATATCACCGGTGTTATTAATAGACTTATAGCTTAATGGAAATCCTAATTCACTATCTACTGTACCTTCACCTTCAGCATACGAAAATACCTTTGTACCACTAAATGTTGTAGAACCGTAATAAGTTTCATCAGCAAAGCTGTTACCATTTATGTCGCATATATCAAATGTAGGAGCCTGATTACGAGTTGTTTTTTCTTGTGCAGCAGTCCATTTGCCGCCGTGATAATGATAACTCTTGCCTGCATTTTTTACACCTTGTGTAACTAAAACTGTTTCGAGATCAATTGGATTAGTGTCAGTAGTTTCAATTAAACTAAGTTGTCTAACATTTCCAATTTCAACAAATTTAACTTGGTAAATTTTTCCACTTACTAGTATATCCGTGTCTGCTGTAAACAATATACGCATGTTATCAGCAAGATTTATGCCATCGATGTTATAACCAATTTGTCCTTCAATTGTGCTGAATACATCTGTTGTAAATGTATCAACTAAATCAACATCTTGTTTAGCAAATGCGCCAAAGTTATTTAACTTTAGTCCTGCTTCAAATTCTATAATAGGACGTTTTGCACGATTGGCTTCATCCACATTTCTATCTAGATGGTTAAATTCAAAACTTTTTAAAATCACATCTTTGTGATGCCATCTATTATAACGACTCCATGCGTTTCTATCAGGCGATGCTCTATTAACAACAATATAATCTTTTTCAGTTGCATATGCAGTTGCATCACTAAATGGCAAGGTATCAAAATTATCGCTGTCAAAGGCAACACGCTTGTTGTCGCTGTATGCAGCAGGAATAATTAAATCTTGGTTTTTAATTAATTTAATTTTGTCGCCTACACCTTCAACATACCAATCATTGGTATTATAGATTTTAGGAGTTACATCTCCTTGAAATCTAATTTTCATTCCGTTTGATAATTCAACACCATTAGAACTTGTATATGTTTTTTTACCTAAAATTTCTTCAACTACATCAAGAAATGTATTTTCTTCAACATCATAAATTCTAATCTGGCCACTAGTGTCAACTGCGTTTTTACTAATGTAGTAGAGTCTGTCAGGTGCGTTGAACGGAATAGTAAATTCAATTGTGCCTTTTTCAATGTATGCAACTGCAACTTCTTCGCCTTCTTCGCCTAGCTTACGAATGCCGTCTGGGTATAGTGTCGAAACATTATCATCAGCTGCAAATGTTACGCTGCCGCCGCTTGGAAGAATAATATATTCTCCTTGGTCATATTCATTACCATAAAGTACTGCATCGAATAGGCCGTCGCCACGAAGTCCTTCTGACCCTGCTGTTAATATAGCAGTACCAGGTGTAAAAGTTCTACTGATGGCAATAGCCATAGGATGACCCGGAGCATCAATTTCGAAACGATAAGTCTGACCTCGATAGAGTTTTAAATTAGGATTACGTGTTAATCCGTCATTAAAAACATAAGAAATGTTATCGCCTTGATCTTCTGTAGTAACAGTATACGTACTAACAATATCTCTACTTTGTCCTCTTACAGGAATACTAATTGGGCCATTTGGCATCCAGTAGTACTCACGGAAGTTTACAAATTTATCCCAATCAATATTTGGATTCCATGCATAGGTTTCTTGCGAATTTAAACGACTGTGATTAGCAGTATTTGCGCCAAATACACCCAACTGTCCGATATAATCATTGTAATCTTTATAGAAAGTTACATTGTCATAATTGTCTTTAATAACCGTAGCAGGTTCTAACTGATAATTAGTTCTATCATTAGTTACATCATCGACATAAGTGTCTGTAGTTTTGTATGCTTTTGCAGTTGTTCTACCGTAATAACCATTGATCTTTTCAGCAACACCGGGCTGTATAAGTTGGTCAAGTGTGCCTTGTAAAAACTTTTTGTTAGCTTGTGTTCTAAAGAACTTAGGCAAAAAGTCACTTGCAGTAATTTTATTGTTCTGACCTGGTACAGGCAGAGCACTATCGTTTTGATTATTCTTAGCCATTAGTAGCTATAGCCTCCACCTGTTGTATTTGTTGTATTTGTTGATGCACTACTTGTTATTCCTGATGTTAAAGCGGTCGAAACACTATTAATTACTGTACCGCTAGCTTGTAGATTAGTTGCTGTTAATTGATCAATTGTTTCAATATCACTTACTTTAGCAGCACTTGCAAAAATTTCGTCTGGTTCACTTTTTATTTCAAATAAGCTACCAAACGATTGTGTGGTTTGGCGCGGTACTATTAGTATACTTACCAGTTTAGGAGATAGCTCATTTATAATATAGGCGCTAAGTTCTTGGAAGTAAAACGTCTCACCAAAGTCCCAATTTTCAATATCAAAGAACTTATTAATAGCTTCGATTATGTCTGATTTAAGTTCGTTATCATTAATGACAATGCCGTTATTTTTAACAATCTTAAACCTAACTTGTAAGTCTGCTGGAGCTTTGTCGCCAAATAAGATTTTATACTTTGCAGGGTGATAAATTACTTCATCACTAATACTTTTTATTTTGTTTATTTCACTACCATAACTTCTGAATAATTCATCATTACTTGGCGGCTTAGGATTTACTAAAGTTGTTCCAGCAATATACTGTTTTACTTGTGTATCATAAGTTTTAGATAAGATGTAAGTGTCAATAATATTACTTGCACTCGGGTCAATTCTATAACCGCTATCAGCAACATGAATATAATGAAACTTTAAATCAGCGCGGCCAAAATATGCTTTATAATCTGTATTAATAGTAGTATTGTTTAGTGCTTTATTAAGCTTTCTAAATATACCTTCGTCAATTAGATAAAAGATTTGTCCCTCAGTTCGTGTGCTGTAAGGAGCAATTGCTGTTTCATTTTGTACTACAATTATTTCAGCAGTTGTGTTTGCAAAATACTTAAAGTCTTCTACTCCGTCAGTTGTTGTATATTTCTTTTGGAAGATTAATTTAGCTGCTGTTTCAATTTCAGTATTTTCTTCACCAACAATCTGTTCAAAGGTATCAGGATCATCGACTACGCCATCGTCATCAAGGTCAATAAACTGCACTTGTATCTTACGACTATCTAAGTAACCTTCAACATCTCTATATGCATCAGTAATTGTCCAATTAAAGTCTTGTGTAAATGGAGTTAATTCACCTGGCTTCCTGTTAATATTTAAAATATCAATTTTGTCTCTAACAATTTGTCCTGTTGACGGATCATAAATTTTATCAGCTGCATCAAAGAAGAATCTAATTTCTTCTGCACTTTCTATTACATATCTTAGATTACGATATGTAATTGTATATTTTTCACCGTCTGTTTTAAAATACAGCATCCAACTTGCATCAAGATTTTCTCCTGTGATGTCGCCTGCTTTACCTGTAGCAAATGCACTTAATGTATTAATATCTTCTGCTAATACAATCTTCCACTGTCTATCATATTGGTCATAGCGTAGCGCAAAATCTTTGTATTCAAATGCCTGATCAATTAGTTGTATTTTTACATCGTTAATTAATATTTTAGAAAAGTTTGGTATAATTTGTTGTAGTATTGCTCCTGAAGGAATAACATCATTTAACGCTATTGGCGCAATACCATTTTCGTCGATTTCTACACCGGATCCTGTTACAGATACAACTTTACACCACTTGTATGTTGTTTTGCCTAAGTGGTCCCCAATTACACCGTCATCCATTAGTGTGCCGTCAGGCATAAAATGCTTACCGGAGGGTGCAACAAATTTTAACATTGCACCTGCTTCTAACAATCGTAAACTATTGGCAGTGAAAGAACCTACTGTATAAGAATTTTCGTCAATGTCTTGTAACACACCTAATGTTTGATTCGTGCTTGTGCTAGACTGTAGCCAAGATGCATTAAGATCACTAACAATAATCTTTGGGTACTTTGCAAGATAAAAGTTTTGTGCATTTGTACTACTTAAAATACCTTCAATAGTGTTGTATATAACGCCTTCAATATCAGTCTGAGTTGCAAATGTAAATGATTGTCTTTCAGTGAATTCTTCTTTATAAATAACACCATCATCTGCAAACAAACTAGTATTTGAATATTTTCCACTAGCATCCTTTAAGTCAAAGAAACGACTAATACCGCTCGATATTCTATTTGAACTTTTAGTTTTAATAATGTCTTGGCTAATTGCAAGTGGTCCAATATTATAATCTTCGCCTGTAATTAAACGATTTTGTGTATAATATGTTGCAGGTGCATTTTGTTTAATTTCTGCATTTGTTTCAGATGCTGTGCCATTGTTAACTGTATAGTTTAATTTAAGCCCTATTGTTAGTGTTTGCGCAGATCCGTTTCTTGATTGATATGGTATTTCAATACTTACAGTACTAATTGCACTAGGCGTAATTACACTTCGTAAATTATTACTAGATCTATAATATGCTCTAAAATTGCCAGATGGCAAATTACCAAATACTCCATCACTAAAGTTTAGATTAATTCTGTCACCAATTCTAGTAGTTACTGCAAAAACGTCTCTTGTGCTATTAAACAAACTATTGTAAACAACATTATTGCCTTCTACTGCATCAATTTTTTTCCATTCATTGCTTTCAAATCCTGCACTGTTTAGCGAAAATAGCCATACATCGCTATCGTTAATATTTTCAGCGTCAATTGCTACAGCTTGATTTGGTGTTGGGTTGTTTATTGCAAAGTTTCCTGTATCAAGTTTGCCTTGACGGAAGTGCATAAAGAAACCTGTATTAGTACTGCCAGCGCCTTGGCCGTCATCTCGGAAAAGAAATGCAGGGCTGTTTCCAGGTAACGGTGCTTCTTCTAAAATAGTTTCATCTAAAATGTCAGTGCTCACTACTTCAAAGCGTGTGCTTACACCTTCGATGCGCTTAGTAAACGGGTAAATTGCTTGTCCAGTATTTGTAGCATTTAAGCGATATTTTTGTGTTTGTACATCTGCAATTAGTGCAGACTTCAAAGGATTGCCTATTGAATTAGATAAAGGCAATGCTGAGTTCATAATTTTAACAAACTGTTCAAAATAATTTGAATTAGTTTGGTCATTCCATTTAATAGTAATGCCTGATAAATTTAGTCCATTACTATCTAAAAGACTTTCAGTTGTTTTAATTGTATCAAATTTTAGTAAACCGTTTGCTGCTTGGTTTCTACGTGGATTGTAAGACAGCATACGTGCTAGACGTAATACGCTTTCTCTACGTTCTGCTGTTTCAAGGAAGTTTTCACGAGCGTTTAAATCAACACGGAATGATAAGTTTTGCCCAAGGAATGCAATCATATCAATCAGCGCAAGATATTCGCTAGACTCGATGTAATCGTTAAAATCTTCTGGATAATTTTGACGCAAATAATTGATCATCGTGCGTCTTAGGTTATCAAAATCGTAGCTTTGGAAATCAGCGTTTCTAAAACTTTGGTAAATTCTTTTCCAGTCCTCTGCTACTAGTAGCCTTGACTGTCTATCATTTGCAGACATGTACATTTCCTTGTTTACTGATAATATTTATCTTATAAGAAAAAGTGCGTATTTAATTTTTATTGCTGGAGCAAGCCGTTTTCTTTATCGAATTTAAAGCGTAATTGATCTGTTATACCAAACGGAAGTACAGTTATAGTACAATCGATCTGTATACCTTGTTCATAGGTATCAATAACAATATCATCGGCTTTTATTCTAGGATCGTAGTTAATAATACGAGTAACATCTTCAATTATTGCTTCTTGTACTTCAATTGTAAATGGCTCATAAAGTATATCCCAGATAATAGTCCCAAATGTAGGATCACTTAGTTTTTCAGTTTGACGTATATGAAAATGGTTTATTAAATCTTGTTTAATAAGCTCAAAGTCGTATACACTAAAACTTTTAGCATCTGCAACTGTAGAAAATCCTCTGTATTTTCTACCCGAGACAGCTACTTGTGCAGGTTGACTTACAGTTACTCGTTTATACAGATTTTTTTCTAATTGGCTCATACTATATTTACCCTTTATTGTGCATTGCTAGGAGGAGCAGTAGGTCTTACTGTTTGTGTGGCAGCACTATTATCAGTAGGATCTACAGTCGGAGGATTGGCATTTGCTGCATCAATTTCTTGTTGTAAACTTCTAAGTGCATCTGCTTCTTCGTTATGAAATCTATTAACAACACTATTTCTAACAGCCTGTGTACTACTTCTAAAATAACGAGCTCCGTTTCCTGATCTACGTTCTGCATAAACTGCTCTAATTAACGCAGCATCGGTAGGATTTGTTGTAGTTATTTCAGACGGAGGATATCCTAAGCCTTCTAGTGCTCTACGGAAGACAGAATTTGCGCCGCCGGCGCCGTGTTGTACTCCTGTCGAAAATAACATTTGCTGAACTGTTCTAGCTCGTGTTGTAGTATCAAGACCAGTTGAGCTGATAATACGCCTATTTGCAGGACCAAAGTAAGTTAATGCTGCGTATTCACTTTGTGCTGCGCTGCCTGCGTCTGTACCCATTACTTGTGCCCAGGCTGCTTTGTAAGCATCCGTGCCTGCTCTGCCTGCTGATGGTCCGCCAGCGGCTGCTAATTGCGATTCTAAGTTAGGATGTGCTCGTGCTAACCAGCTATGAAATTCATTTAACGAACCTGTAGCTGCTGCGAGTTGATATTTTCCGTAACTCCAGCCGCCTGTACTATCCCATCCAATAATGCCTGGGTTACCGCGAGATTCGTATTTTTCACTTAGTGCACCGATGTTAAAATCAAACGTATGGGAACTATTATAATCTCCTGGAGGTACACCTGGCTGGCCATTGCCGCCAGGACGACTTGCATTTCCTGTACTAACATTGCCGCCGCTACCGGAAACAAATGCACTTGATGTTCTTCCTTGCATATTTTTATTAAACGTATCTGGAGTGAGTACACGATCAGAACTAGGAAGTGCACCTGGTGTATCTCTGTCTGTTTGTATTTTCTTAAATGCTAGCGGGTCTAAGTTTTCATGATGCGGCCAAGGTTCATGCTGCGGCGCTCTCGCTAGTATACTTTCATATCCGCTTATAATGCCGCCGGGTCTAACTCGAGGCAATATATTCGTTGTTAACGATGATACTTTTTGAGCAGGGTTGGCTAACGCTGCTGACGGGCCATTCATATGCACATATGTTGCGGTTTCTCTATGTTCTTTAGCACTGTTAATGTGTGTCGAGCCTCCAGCAGTTAGTCTATTATCTTGACCTGATTTCACATGCAACGATTTACTTGTATCAATATATTGCGATTGTCCTACTGAAATATGTTGATTTTTACCTACAGTAATTTTACTGTTTTGTCCGACTGATAAATTAAAATCGTGAATAGATTCAATTTGTACTCTGCCGCTAGTAGTACCAGGTGCTCTGCCTGCTGCTTTAATATTAACATTTCTGCCTGCTTCCATATTAATGTCACGTTCAGCAGTAATGTTTAAATCGTTCTCAGTCATGATACTAACACTATCTTGTGCGTGAATATCAATTTTGCCATCACTGGTCATTTCTATCCAAGTTGTGCCGCGGGCATTTCCAATGTAGATCAAATCTTCACTGTTGTGCATTAGTATTTGATGTCCGGTTCTAGTTCTAAAACGCATTAATTCATTTTGTGGAATAGTTCTATCACCGCCAGGTTCATTGTTACCTTTGTTTTTGTAAATAGGCGGACCATCTTCTGCATGAGTTGTACGCACAAATCTTTCATCACCGTCGTCCATAACAAATGCACTGCCGCCTAGTCTGTTAGCTGGTATAGCAACTTTATTTCCTGCTGTTCCAATTTCTACAGTTGGATGACCGTCTCTTCGATCTTTAGGTCCTGGAGTTGAAATGCCAAATACCATACTAGGCATTTCTCGTCTTGCACTAGTTGTAGTTGTGCCACGGACTTCGTCATTTAATAGTCCTTGTATTTCTAAAGATTCTGTAAAATCTTTGTTATACGGCTTATCAAATAAAGTAGGATCAACTTTTGATCCTGTTTCAATTGCTTTGTTGTATTCACCTACTGGTAGTTTTCTGCCCTTTAGCGGCGGGGGTGTAACTCCTGTTGTATTTTCTGTTGCTGCTTTGCCGTCAGGAATCATAAAGTTCATATAGTCTGCTGGCACACATCCAATCCAGTAGCCAAAATTTGCATTACCTTCTGCAAATATCACAAGAACTTTAGTGCCTACATCCGGAGGCACTGCCCAAAAACCATAACTCTTTTGTGTATGTTCGTATCCGTCATTTGCACTAAGTGCAGCATTAGGAGTAACACCGTAGAATGGACTTAGATATTTTACATTTATTAACTGTCCACTACGTTCAGGCGCACTACCAGAGCTTGTATACTTTAATAGCTCTACTGTTAGTCCGCCCATATATTTTGTATCTAGGTTGCTAATAACAATTGCTTCGTACGGACCCGAGTCTTTAAAACCAGTCTTAAGACTCGATGTAGTTCTTGTATATTTTGCGTCTGACATTAGTAATTAGTTCCTGTTATTTTTTTAAAAGGCATTATTTGTGTTTGTGCCAGTTGTGCGGCGCTGCTGGCTGATGCTGCGCTGTCTCAATAAACTAGGACCTCCAGTGGTTGTTCCTACAGGAATGCCGCCGTTCAGCGGAGCATTTGCATTTGAAGGCACTCTTGGAGTAGAATCAGGCACAGAAGTTTGCCCTGTTGAATTTCTGCTCGGTCCGCTATTTGGTGTATATACTTTTTTGCCTGTGTTAAAATCATACCTGTCAAATCCCGGAGTTAATGGCTCATATATATATACGTTTGGCGGGCGGCTGTTAGTTGCAACTGAACTCCTAGAAGCAGGCGTCGATGTAGGTTGTGTTACCGTAGTAGGTGCTGTTGTAGTAGGTGCTGTTGCATCTGCCCGGCGCTGTGCAAGTTCTGCTTGTCCGTTGCCTCTACCACCACCAGCTGTCGAAGCTGGCGCAGCAGAGTTAGCTCTCGCTTGTCGCAGAATAGCATCGTCATAGTTTGTAACTGCCGGCGGAGTACTGCCAGAAGTGCCGGCTCCACTACTTGCAGGTGGATTATTTGGCAAACACGGAGCTGTTCCTGTTGCAACAGCCGATGCTGTTGTTCTAGACACTGCTGCATTTGCTTGTCGTTGTGCTACTTCGGCTGCGCCGTTTCCTCTGCCGCCAGCTACAGATGCATTTTGTGCAGCAGCAGCGTCGCCTGCGCCTCCGAATGCATCTAATGGATCTGATCTGCTAACTGTTGAGCCTGCCCCACCGAATGCATCTAATGGATCTGATCTGCTAACTGTTGAGCCTGCCCCACCGAATGCATCTAATCCAACTTCTGCAGGTGTTGTTTCACTTGTTGTAACAGATCCTGCTGTTCCAGGAGTTTTTGTAGTTGTTGTTTGGACTGTTGTTCCAGTTGCTGCGCCAGTTGTTGCTTCTGTTTGAGACTCTGGACGACTATAATCTAACGTTGGGTCAGGAAGATAAACAGGCACTCCTTTGTACGTAGACACTTGCACAGATCCTTTAGGTTTAAGATCTGATTTCACTCCTTGTTCAGCCCATTCTACCATTCTTTCGTAAAGCGGAGAAAAATCTAAATCAGGACCTTGGTCTGGATTATCTAATAAAACTACCGGATCTGGTGGAAATTTTTCAACTACCCAATAATGTGGCTGATTTGGATATAATAAATTATAAACTGTTCTAGAATCTAAATTTTCGAGGACTATAAATATTTTATATTTGCGCCCATAATTCATAACAATGTCGCTGCCGTACTCGTACATGTCATCAAGATTTTGGAATATTTGTCGAGAACCTGAAACTGAAAATCTACGCCATGGCCCATTTTCATTTACTGTAACAGCATTTGTTTGTTCTAATTTTCCCGATGCTTCTTCTGGTAAGCCGCTATCATCTGCTTCTGACATTAGAATCCTCCTAATAAGTTTTTAACTCTAGATTTTGCTGCATTTGTAACTGCTGAAATGTCAGCAGTTGCTTTATTTACTGCATCTTGCGCTTGGCTTGCCGCAGCATTGAGTTGACTTGCCGCTTGTCCTGCATCAAAACCTACGCTCGAAGAAACTGACGAGATAATTTTAGTAAGATCTGGAACTTTTGCAACTCCAAAATCAACTCCTTCAATTAAATCAGGAATGTTAGGAATATTAATAACTTTTTCAAGAGAAGCGTTTTCTTGTGATAGTTTTGCAGCAACATCTGCACCTATTGCTGGATTTATTTTTCTAATGTCATCGTTTGCTGGTGCCGGAAAACAGTCTGTACTAGTTTGACCACTTTGTCCAACAGTGCCATCGGATGATGCAGCGTCTTTGTTAAGCGCAACTTTGTTATTGACTTGGATAAATCCACTCGGTCCAGTTGTTTCTTTATCGTCTTGTCCTTTGCGTCTGATTAGTTTGAGTGTTTGTGTAAACTTGCCGCGGCTAAATTTATTAGTTACTGCACGTACTTGAAAAAGTCCACTGAACCCCGGAACAATTTGAGGAAATTCCATGGTAGATCCTTTAACTTGATAATCAAATGGTGTTCTAAAATTTACTATACAGAATACTGACGTATCTAAATAATTCATTGTCCCATCTTTAGTTATTCCAGGTTTGTCTCCTGTTTCTGCAACATAGTTACCTGTCTGCTGCGGAATATAAAAAGGGTCTCCCATAATTTCCATTTCAGCAGAAACCATGTCTATAGTCATATTTGTAATTCTGTCATGGAACATTTCTGCAACTTGACGTCTTACATCATTGCTAGAAGTGCCCGATGATATAGCAACACGGTCTGTATATCCTGTTTCGCCGCCCGGCTCATCGTTAGTTTTTGCGTCTGTTTCTGCAGGTGCCGATGCACCACCGTCTGTTCCATTGCCAGATGAATTAACTTTGTTTTGATCTGCGGTTCTTAGATTAGCGTTACTCATTCCGAGATCGGCATTAGCAGTCATTAAGAATGCATTATTAAAGTTAATATCAAAAGATAAAACGTCTTCGTTTCGTCCAGTATAGATGTAATTATATTCCTTAACTGCTGATGCTCTTAATCCTTTAGTATTTTTTGGCTTTTTATTTCCTGCCATAGTAACTGCTTCATCTATTTCGTGAGGAATAACACTATATACAAAAATTTTCGGCGTACGGCCCATTTGTTGTTCAGTTATTGGACTGTCACCTAAGTAAACCTGTGTGTCAATCTTAAACCATTTTTTCAACCCGTTTGGAGCGTCTTTAGTTGAATTTTCAGCACAGTATTCTGTTTGCATTACTATTTTTTCAATAATAGTTGTTATTTGTTGACCTTGTTCAAACTGAAATTCCCTTGCTTTATCAGGTGGTTGTGCTGCGGAAGATGCAGTATCTACTAGATTAGTTTCAGGGTTAACTACCTGATTAGCTTCAGCTGCGCCTGCATTGCCTGCTGCATTTGAATCTACATTAAGTGGACTTAATCCTATTTCATTCATTAAGTTAGTGTTTTCAGCAAATGATTTAAGTATTGCGTAAGTATCATTTGGAGGTTCTATAGTTAAAGTTTGAGCACTATATGCTGCACGTAATTGTGGGTTTCCGCCAATAGCGCCGCTACGTTGTTCTTCTTGTTCTTTAGGAGAGGTAGTAAACGCACTTTCAGTGATTGTGCCTGTTTGTAGAGCGTTTTTTAACTCTTGTCTTGTTTTAGGAAAACAAATAATATATCTATCATACGGTGCTAACGCACCAACTTCTTCTAGTGATTCGATTTGTTGGTTAATTGCTCGTGTAACAGATTTATCATTTGTTTCAAGAACTTCATGACAGAAGGTTCCAGTAGCTTTCACCGGAACATTAGCTTTATTAACATTATCACGTAGCCCAGTTTCGCTCATAGGAACTGCTTTAACAGCATATGTGCTGCCAGTGCCACTAACATTGAAATCCATATTAATAAACTTAATAGGAATAAACATAGGCTCTGTTATAAAATTAGCAGGTGTGTCGCCGCCTAAGTTCCAACCTACAAAATCAATCTTTAAACAAAATGGTGCTTCGTTATAACTGCCATATCCGGCAGTTTGTGCTGCGGTAATAATAGCTTGTATAAAGTTTCCCATGCTATACGGCTCAGTAACAGTAAATGACAGAGCAGTACCCATTGTTACTCTAGTTGAAGGGTTTGGAGAAAGTACAGCGTCAATTTCAATGTCGTCGATGTAATATTCTGCATGACTAGTAATAGCGTCTCCAAAATCACTATACGTGTTTCCAACTGTTTCGTCATATACTTGTGTTCGTCTAGACAAATCGCCGCCACTACTTTTTATTACATAATTTTTAAAGCCGCCTGATTTTCTATATATTTCAGGATTATTGTACTCTTTTTTTCCAAGTATACCTAGAGTAATTACATAATTAGATCCGTTATGATTTCTTAGTGGATTAGGAAGCTTACTTGCTGACGAATCGTCACCTTTAAAAGAAGGAGCAAATCCACTGTCAACAAAATCGGTATATTGAGTTCTTTGAGATAGTTCTCTAAATTGTTCTAAAGTTAATCCATACTCTCCAGTAAGTCCGCTTAGGTCAGCAGCTCCTTTTTCCACTAATTTTAATGGTTCGCTTATTAGTCCTTGTAGTTCTTCTGCACTATCAATTAGTCCACTTAGTTTATTTCGAACTTGTCCAAGTAAATTGTCTGCTCCGCCGCCGCCTAATAGACCGCCAGCTAGTGCTCCAAGGGCAGCGCCTTTGTTTCCATTTAATAATCCTCCGGCTGCTGCACCTAATAACGACGCATTTATTTTTTTCGAGCTTAACCCAGTTGCCGAGCTTAGGTCAGCAGTAAACTTATTAGCAGCAGACCCTACATCATTACTAACAGTGTCAACCGTAGTTCTAATAGTATTTACTGCTGTTGTTAAGTTGCTTTTTAGAGACTTGCTTAGATTAAACGCCATATTAGAATCCTAATGTGTTACGTAGTGATGTAGGATCAGGTAGATAAATTTTAGTTCCGGCAATAAAATCAAATACAGGATCTTTAAGAATGTCCATGTTGCGTTGTGCAAATACCCACCACAAATCTTTTCTGCCATAAGTAATATGTGCTAATAAATCAGGACGATATGTATATTCGGTTGTTATTTCAAATAGTATATCATCTATGTTAATAGGCACAGGACGGGGTGACAAGACATCTAAATATCCATTTTTATTAATAGATGTACGTGCATATGGACTTAAATTACTAATAGACATTATACAAAACCCTCCGGGCCGTTAATATGTCCGCCAGCAGCATATTGATTTAAACTAAATCCTGCTTGTGAACGTCTTGCATATTGCGGTTGTAGTGTAACTGTAATTGAACTTTGTGTCGGAACGTAGTTAGTGTGCCCGTTTACTGTAGTTTGTATATAATCGACATCTACCGGTAGGTCCGTTGTGAAGTTAGTTATTACAACCGGCATGTTATTTAATATGTGTTTTCCGTATCCGTTTAATCTGCACACAACTGGAGGTGTGCCTACCGGATTACTATTGCCGTAAAACATTTTTGTTGCACTTCTTAAAAAATGCAAACATGCAATCCAATACTTTGCATCGTTTTCGTTTTCTTGATAAAATTCACCAGTAACAGTAATTGCGTCAACTTGACTGTTTTCATATGCATTGTAAGGAAAGTTAGTATGTGTAGGTGCTACTTGGGAATAGTTTGCACTATGGCTTAGTAGAACTGTAGGGTTAAACGGAAATATCATTCTATTACCTGTATTAAATACACTCGATCCGCTAGATTCGCGCAACGGTTTAAGGATATCGCCTTCATCTAAAATAATATTAGGAACACTAATACTAACCCGCCAGTCACTAGCTTCGGTTACACTATTACTAGATGCAATAATTGCTCTAGATATCGTTCTACTTTTGTTTTGCGCAGCGCCAAAGCCGCCTGTTTGATTAATAAAATTTGCAGCAAGTTTTCCAAGCGGACCTAAACTACCTAATTTTTGGTTAATGGTCTCTCCGATAGCACCAGTGACGGCTTTTTTTGCATCGCTTACAATACTGCTAACAAAGTTACTTGCATTAAAATTAATTTTAAAGGGCATAATTTATTTGTCTCCTATACTACTATTTAGTTGACAAAATTAACAGAGTATATTATAATATATATAACATAACCGGAGATGTACATGAGACCTAAGAATTATCTTAACAATAAAGACATACTTAAAGAAATACACAAATCAAAAAATAAGTTTAATAGTTATATAGAACCAGAGTTTGGCGACTATGACATTATTTTACCCAGTGTAGACAAAATTAATAGACTAACAGTTGCAG